GAACGCGATATGCACATCACAGCTATGCGAACTGAAGAACAAAAGCAGAACAACATCTACGAAATGTTCCAGCATCCGCAAATCATGGAAGCTATGCAACAGGCAGCAGATAAGTTAAGCATCAAAGAAGAACCGGTGCGCGAAGTGAAAAGGGAAAATCCACCACCACTTGAGATTGCACTCATGCGCGAATACGATGCACTTCCGCAGTGGGATAACGACATGCGCTTTCGGGTGTACAAAAACAAGCCGTATCAATTTACCGAATACAGGCAGGAACGTTACAGGGAATTAATCGAAACGCAAAATGAATACTGATGAAGCAATACGATAAGCAAAAAGAAACCGACCTGCTGCGCAAACTATTCGTGCTAACAGCCAGGCGAAGTATGCGCCCTGCAATGACAGATAATCTCACAATGCGCCTTATCTTTGAGGAGTTATATCTACTAACTGATAAAGATGAATATAAGCTATGACAATAGGTGAATTGTGGGATAAGCTTGCGCAGTATCACGATGATACTGAAATCTATATTGGTTTCATCAATGGTCATAGCATCGACCATGAAACGTTTGAAGTCGTGGAAACGCAGGACTTCTACGGCAAGACCACAATTAGTCTAATGATTGAAGACATCGGAATAATCAATAATTAAATACAATGAGCAACTATCAAATGCAAGAAGGGCAGTTTACCCTTTTCAAAAACAACAACGTGGCTAACAACGGTCCACAGTACACAGGTGAAATCATGGTGAATGGAAAGAAGATGCGACTGGCTGCATGGGTTAAAGAAGGAAAGAATGGCAAGTTCTTTTCCGGTAAGATGAGCGAGCCACTCGTAAAACGTGACGAACCACAAGACGATCCATCAGGAGACCTGCCATTCTAATGAACCTGCCTAACCTACCACAAGACAAAGCTAACCATGCGCTGTATGGTGTTGCTATCTACGCTGCCGCTGCTTCTATATTCAGCGCACCATTCTCGATGATCGTGGTGTTTGCGTTCGCAGCAGGCAAAGAGTTATTTGATTCGGTGCTGAAGGAAAAACAATTTAGCACGCTTGACATGATAGCCACACTGTGCGGTGGATTGGTTGGAATGTACATCGGTTTGTTTACATGATATGCTGCAAAATACTTTTATGATTTGGTTGCGCAACCAAAAATATAAAGTATATTTGTATCATGATAACATTAGAATCTATTAACTCACCGATTCAAAGCAATCCGGGTGAATTTTGGAAGTACGTTCCAAATACAAATCAAAGGTATTTGATTAGTAACATGGGGCGATTGCTTACTACTAAGCATAAGAACAGCAACAGGCATGCGATTATGAAGCCAGCTAAGAATCACAAAGGTTATTTAGCCACAATGATTTTGAAAGAAGGCAAACTGAAATCAGTTACGTTGCATCGCCTTGTTGCTTCTGCATGGATTGAGAATCCACTAAACAAAACGCAAATCAACCACATTAATTTTTTGCGTGATGATAATAGAGTTGAAAATTTAGAATGGGTTACACCTGCGGAAAATACAAAGTATAGTTATGATGCTGGTCGAATCAAAAAACCAATCTGCACCAACTTTGTTAAAGGAAGCAAGAACGGATCATCTAAGCTAAATGAAGAACAGGTAAAAGAGATTCGACAAAAGTTTAAGCCATATCAATATACCCGGAAGATGTTAGCGTTGGAATATGGTGTAGCAGATTCAACTATCAAGGATGTAATACTGCGTAGATGGAAACACGTTGAATAATGTATCAAGCCCAATTCAATAGCAAACAAGAGCAAGCCCTACGGCACCTATCTACATCCAGCAATGTAGAGCAGGTGTTGTATGGTGGTGGTGTATATGGTGGTAAGACATGGTTAGGTTGTTATTGGCAAATTGCACGTAGACTGAAACATCCACACACACGCGGTTTGATAGGTCGTGCTGAATTAAAGAAGCTGCAACTATCAACGATGCTTCGCTTTTGGGAAATATGCACCCAAATGGGATTGAAGGCAGGTGAACACTATACATACAACGGGCAACTAAACATGATTCGTTGGTTCAATGGTAGTGAAACCATCCTAATGGATATGGCAGCTACACCCAGCGACCCCGATTTTCATAGATTTGGATCACTTGAAATTACTGATTACTTCTTAGATGAGGTTGCAGAAATGACAAAGAAGGCGGTTGATATAATCGACACACGTGTGCGTTACAATTTAGTTGGTGGTATTCCAAAAGGTTTGATGAGTTGTAATCCGTCAAAAGGTTGGTTATACAATGACTATTGGCATCCATGGAAAAAAGAATTATTGCCACCACACAAAGCATTTGTGGAAGCTTTGATGAAGGATAATACAGTCAATCCTGATGCAGTCTATGAAGCAAAGATGATGCGCCTTCCTGAAGCAGATAGAAAGCGATTGCTCGAAGGCGATTGGGATTATGATGAAAGTGTAGACTGGATATATCAGTATGAAGATTTGTTGCGCTGCTTCCGGGAAGAAGATAGCAAAGGCGAAAAGTATATTAGTTCCGACATCGCTCGACTTGGAAAAGACCGCAGCGTAATTTGCGTATGGCATGGATTGCACCTGATTGAAATACATGAACTGCGCAAGCAACCAATTACAACAGTTGTTAGCACCATTCGCCAACTATGTGATAGGCATGGCATCAAATTAAGCAATGTGATCTGCGATGAAGATGGTGTGGGCGGTGGTGTAGTCGATAGCTTAAAGTGTCGCGGTTTCTTAAATGGTGGCAGAGCGAAACAAGCCGACCGATATACGAACCAAAAAGCAGAATGTTACTTTAAGCTTGCCGAATTAATCGAGCAGAACAAAGTAATCTTTAAAGTGAATCAGTTTCGTGATGTGATTGTGCAGGAACTGGATATGATACGTAGGCGGCAACCTGAAGCAGACGGCAAACTCGCAGTTATCTCCAAAGATGAAATAGCCCGGATGCATGGCAAGTCACCTGACTACGCAGATGCTATCATGATGCGCATGTACTTCGAATTGTTCCCGAATTACGGCAGCTATTCGTGGGCGTAATTTATACCCTGATTGATATAAATCTCCGAGTGCTTCCTTAATCCGTACTGTTGAGGGTATAAATTTTAACAATTTTTAACAAGGTAGGTGTAAGTATTTATACTATCATTGCACCATCAATAACAAAAAACAACAACATGAAAGCAAGTAAAGTAATCAAGTACATCGTATGGGGCGCAATCTTCTTCGCTATTCTTAGCTACTGTCAAGAACTGAATGATTGCCTAATGAAGTATTAATCTTAAATCACAATAACATGAACTCATTTCACAAAGACAATTTAGAAGCATTGCAGAAGTTCCAGCAAATGCTTAACGCTGCACCTGATAAGGAAGGCATCGAAAAAACACCCGATGGCAAAGCCGTTACGCTGGTAGTTAGCCACGTAGAAACAACTTTAGACGAAATGTTCTTTGGGCATTGGCGCACTGAAAATTTTAAGTGGGAACGCATGGCGAATGAAGTAGTCGGTTCACTTGACCTTGTAGTGATTCATCCGATAACCGGGTATGAGTTACGCAGAACAGGTGCAGCATCCATTGTAATCATGGTAGATAAAGTGCCGAGCCACATTGCCGCTGATCCAATAGAACGTAATAGATGGGCATTGAACGCAGATAATAAGAAACCTAATGCTTTAGACCTTGCATTTCCTAAACTTAAAACAGAGTGCCTTAAAAACGCTGCTGTGTCATTCGGCAAGTTGTTAGGTCGTGACCTTAATCGCAAGAACGTGGATGTGTATAAGCCATTCAAGTTGAAAGGCACGCTGGCTTCAGCTAACAAGGATGTGCAATACCTACACGAGCTGATTGAAAAGGCGCATAGCTTAGATGATTGCGACATCATTCTGCAAGCATGCCCACCAGAACTGCTCAATCAAATCGAACCGTTAATAAATGTTAAAAAGCAGCAGCTATCAGGACTGCTGTAATACATTCGCAACAAATAACAAAACGCAATGGAACAAGTAAAATTTAGAGCATCGCAGCTGGGTAAGCTTATGACCGATGCACGCACAAAGACAGGACTAAGTGAAACCTGCAAAAGCGCATTGCTTGAAGTCTATGTGCAGAACAAGTACAAACGCTACAAAGAAATCAGCAACAAGTACATTGAAAAGGGAATCGCAGTAGAGAATGATGCAATCGACCTATGGCGCAGGGAACGTGGAGCAATCGTATTCAAGAATGAAGTAAACTTTCAAAATGACTTCATCACAGGTACACCTGATTTGCTAATCAAAGAAGGCAATGAAGTAATCAATGTACCGGATATCAAATCTTCATGGGACATCCACACCTTCATTGATGCAAAGGTGAATGAACTAAGCAAAGACTATTACTGGCAAGGTCAAGCATACTGTTGGTTAACAGGTGCGCCTAAGGCAACGTTCTGCTTCGTGCTGGTCAATGCGCCAAGTCAAATGATAGATACCGAAAAGTACCGCCTATCCTTGCGCATGAATCTTATTGATCCACAAGGCAACGATGAATTCATAAAGAAAGCATCGCGTATCGAAAAGAATATGATATTCGATATGCCTACCTACCTTAATGAAAATCCAAACGCTAACCTTGAAAGTGATTTGTCAAGTTGGGAATATGATATACCAGTGCAGGAGCGAATCCATGAAAAGGTTGTGGAATTTGATGCAGATGCAATCGCAAAGCTTCAGGAGCGTGTACCAATGTGGCGCGAATATCTTAATACTTTGAACATATGACCACCGAACAACTCAAAGACCACGTGCGCAATTCAATGCAGCACTACTACAACAAAGAGCAAGTAATCGAATTAATCAACAAGCTAAACAATGAAAGCAAAAGACAAAGCATGGCAACTGTACTCGAACTATTTTGATATAGTCGAAGGCGAATCGCAGGAAGGTCAGTTAGCACAGGTGCATTTCAAAGCTATCAACTGCGCTTTGTATTGCGTGGATGAAGCAATCACGAACGCACCCAGCGACATCATGCAGGACTTCGAAGGAACCGGTGAATATTATTCGGTTAAAGCATACTACCACCACGTCAAAAACGAAATATTAAAACTCAATGCCCAAAAGAAACCTGATGCCGCTTGATGAACTGAAGGAAGAACGGTTGGTCTTGCTGAACATGTACATCAATGCCAAGACACGCTATGTCAAAGACAACCTATTTCACAAAATCAAAGC